TTTCATTCTTTTCCTCCAATGGTAATTCAGGTTGATCTTCATCAACTTTTTCTGCTGGCTTATTTGATTTCACAAAAGCATCAATACGATTTCTTACGTTACCAACTGATGCAAGTTCATCACCTTTAAATGCACCTCTTTGCGAGCATGCATCAATAATTTGAATTACTGCTTCGAGATCAGCAACTCCGATTTGAGGATTTTCTTCCGTCATACTATTCTCCATAAGTTGAATTTTTTTCAACAGCAATCCAATACTCAACCGGACGTGTTGTATGTTTAAAATGAGATATAAGTTTTGAAGACAAGGTAATCACATAATCACCAGGAATGATCTTAAGATTTGGAATTGATAAAATCAATTTAAAATTTTCAGAAGGAACCTGGGAGGCCTCTACTTCAACATTATATTGGTTTGAAGTATTATCATTTGAATTGGTAACTGTAATTTTTACACCATTAGTACCATTACTGATAATCATATCGGAAGCACCAAGAGCACTTGATGCTTTCCTAATAGACGCTATTTCATCAGCGCTTAATGTGAACTGGACCTCAGTGCTAGGCATTACTACAGGTTTTGATGGAGAAGTTAATGTAGTAGTGTCCGACAAAAAGTACTTTACAGATCGACTTCCTTGTTTGATGGAGACGGACAAGTTGTCGTCTGCAAAGTCAAGTTCAGGATCGTCAAACATGCTCATAGCACTGAGGAACTCGTTAAGGTCATATAGACCAAATTCGTTATTAAAAGATTCTGCCAATGTGGCAGTGGCTAAACAAGTTTTTGTTTCTGCCATTGTTGAGATTATTGAACCAGGCCTTACTACCAAGTTCGCATTTATTGTAGAGAAATTCTTTAAGATTTCACGTGTTTCATCATTTAGTTTCACTTTTAGCTCCATTATATGTTGTATTGTATTTATACGAATATGTTGTAGAAAAATCACATTCTGCTCGTTCTTCTTCTACACTATTTTCTTGTTGATTTAGATCATGTTGATGCATTGCAATAATTGCATAATGTAATATTTTCATTAGATCTTTTCTATTTGCACCGTCTTTTTTACCGTAACGCTGTGCATACTTTAAAACGTTACCTAATGCGAAACCCATGCCGTGGCCACAGTCAATAATAAATTCTGTTGACTGAAATTTATTTTTTGAATAATGACCTACATAAGTATCATCGACATATTTTTGGAGCTCTTGGATTATAGCTCCTTCATTAAACTTATACATCAGCATTCTCCAATGCTTGATCCAATACATCATCAATAACTGGATCAGGGTTAATATCTTCTTCAGTTGGTGTAACTGAAACATCAACTTTAGAGTAAAGATCAAGGAAAGCTTCCTTGGTATCATTATCAAATCTGTTTACACAGAGTTGAATAGCTTTCATTCTATCATCAAAGATAGAGAAAGTTTGAACAATGTGGCAAAGCCTACGAGTTGAGACTAACTCATCAATGCCGTCATCTTCAAAAGTTTTTCTGATTGTTTCAGACCACTGTGAAAGAAGTTCAGCAAACTGAAGATCAGATTTACCAAATTTTTCCATGTGCTTAAGCACAATCTTTTTCTCAATTGAGATAGAAGGATAAGGTTGTTCAACTGTAATAGTGAACCTTTCAAGGAAAGCTTCATCAATTATTGTTGCTGCAATGAATCGACCATCGTCTGATCCTTTACCTTTTGTATTTGCAGTAGCAATTACATTGAAACCGGGTGCTGGTGAAACCACTTCACCGGTTTTTTTGATAAGGATTGGTTTACCTTCAAGTACACCTTGAAGACACATGATTTTGTTTGATCCACGATCAAGCTCATCAATAAGAAGTAAAGCACCGGATTTCATGGCTTTGATAACCGGACCTTCGGCAAAAACTGTTTCGCCATTAACTAATCGGAAACCACCGATAAGATCATCTTCATCAGTTTCAGGTGTTATCTGAACTCTGATATATGATGTGTTTGTTCGAGCACATGCTTGCTCAACCATAAGAGTTTTACCATTACCGGAAAGACCAGTAATGTAAACTGGGTAAAACATACCGGAACGTACAATGTTCTCAATATCTTTATAGTTTCCCCAAGGAACATAATATTGATCTTTAGCGGGAACAAAGATCTCGCTGTTTTGAATTGATTGGACAGAAGTCGGCATTGCTTTTTCTGTTGGAGTAGCATCTTTCTGAATGAAAGGTAAAACTACACTTGAAAGGTTATAAACACCACGCCTAACTTTTGGCATGGACTGTACTATGTTATATGCCTCTCTTCGAGGAATATCATTCTCATCGGCGATAGCGACAAGAGTCTTTGGAAAAAATTCAGTTTTTCCAGGGTTAGCTACTACCAATTTTTCAATGATAGCTTTTTGTGCAAAATTTAAATCCATAATATAGTTCTCCATCAATTTTTATTTTATGTATACATTCTACCATATTTTGAGGGGAATGTAAACCGTTAATCTGCAGTTGGCTGCATTTTTTTGCATTTTTATTGAATACTGTGACATTTATATCACAATTCATTAGGCTACCGCCTCAGCAAATTTAGTTGCCATGATTCTGTTACCTTTCTTTGACTTTTGGAACTTTTTGAAAGCTCTGGTAATTTCAGCTTTTTTAGCAACTTTACTTACTGCAAAGTCTTCATTATCTGTATTTAAGGAAGCTTTATCTGATCTTAAGATAAAGTAGTCTCCATAACCTTTTGTGTTTTTATAATGAAGGATTTTGTTCTTTAAGAATTCTTTTCTTAAATCCATAACTTCCAACCAAGGCATTCTTTTATCTGAGTTAAATGTTGGAAGAGCATATTGAAAGTTATGTCTGCTACCTCGTGTAAGGAAGTAACCTACAGTGTTTTCACAATACTTCTTGATATTTTCAAGAAGTACTTCAGTTTCTGATTCACCGCTAGTGTCAAGAAGTTTGTTATCTACAATGAACTTTCTTCCACCGTATCCACCGAAGCTTTGAGTTGAATCCGCTGCTTGACTTGCACCGTCTGTAAGGCATGTAAAGATAATTTTTTGAGCACCAGTTTCTTGTCTGAACTTTTTAAGAAGAGTTGGAATGTAAGTAAGAACTGCATTCAATGGTGTCATACCTAATTGTTCTAAATTAGTAAGTACTGAACCAGCAGCATATCCACCTTTTGCATTAAATATCCAAGCCATTTTTGAATAAGCTCTAAATGCTTCACTGTATTCTACTTTATTCATTTTGCTGCTTAGCATATGAACTACATGAACATCATGATGTTTAACATGCTGGATAGAAGGTGGTTTACAATTATCTCCATCTCTATCATTAGGCTTTGATGTAAAGCTGTAAACATCAAATGGGATATTTACTTTTTTGCAGAATGCTGTAAGACTAAGAACTTGTTTGATAACTGAACCAAGATCTTCATGCATTGAACCTGACCAATCAACTAATAGAACCATACCGTGGTTTTTAGCATCAGGCATTGATACAAATCTTTTGAAGATATCATCATTGTATTTGTAGCTATAAAGTTTATTGACATCTAAAGAACCTGATCTTGCAGTTTGAGCTCGCTTTGATCTCCATGCTGCTTTCTTCATTTCAAATTCTTTTGCCATAATCTGTACAAATCTTTTAGTTTCACTTTCAAATGCATTGAAATGATTTTCTTCTTCTGTTCTCCAAGATCCAAAAAAGCCAGTTAGTTTTGCACGAGCTTCAGCAACTGTTTTATATGAAACTACTGATTCTTTCCACTGATTATCAGTTAAGCCATATACGATATCCATTGGATTATCGTGTCTATCTCTTTCAACTAATTCTTTTTCTGATTGTCTTTGAGCTGTATCAGTAATTGACTTAAGCTTTTGTTCTTCTGTTTCACTGTCATTTGAACCAGCTACTCCGTCATCCGCATCATCGCTATTTGTTTTTGTTTCTTCTTTTCCAGCATCTCCATTTTCTTCTGAAGTTTGTGTTTTGCTATCAGCCTGTCCGCTCTCCTCAGAATCATTTTTGTCTGAGCTTGACTGACCTTCTTCATTATCAGATCCAGAAGTTTCTTGAGTATTCGAATCATTAGTTTCACTTTCTTCTCCGTTATCATCATTAGATTGTGGTGCTGATTGAGAGGCCATCATTTTTTGAGCAAAATCTTCAAGTGATTCATCAGGCTGAGGAGTATTTTTCTTTTCTTCAGTCTTAGCATATTCAACTAGTTTTTTGCAAACTGCTAGAACATCTTCCCATGTTTCAACTGCAAATGCTTCATTAACTAAAACTTTTTCTTCAGCAGAAAATTCTACTTTAACAATATCTCTTAATTTAGCTTTGATATTTATTCTATCAATAAGTTTGAATTGATTAAACAAAATATCCACAATACCACCGATCTTGAAAAAATCACGATTATGTAGATTTGTGTAACCTTTTTTAAATGAAAGAACTAAACCTGGGTAGCTACGCTGTACAAGCTTTTCAATTCTAATATCTTCAATAATATTTACGAATTGTCTTGGGCAACCAGGTATTTCTTGAGTTGCTGAATGCCAACCTTCTGGTGGTGTAAATAAAGCATGACCAACTTCATGACCTACAAGTAAATCGTAAAGGTTATCCATATCTTTCCAAACTGGAAGACCAAGTACTCGATTTTCTACATCAAAGTAAGCTGTTTCATAATTACCGTGCTGAACAGTAATACCTTCTTTGGCAAGTAGTTTTGCTAAGGTGTTTTTTGCTGCTATATTTACCATATTTTTCTCCATTTAATATATACATTCTACCATGTTTTTCCGCAGATGTACACCATTAATCTGCAGCTAAATGCATTTTATTGCATTTTATTCAAATAGTGTGATATAAATGTCACACTTTTGGAGTTCTATACGCCGGTTGGTTATATGGGAATATCTCGCTTATTATATCACCTATAAGATCTGCTAGTTCCATGTGTTCCTTCTGTGTGCCGTTTGCACGCCTAAGTTCAATATAATGAATCCAGCTTCTTAATGTACCATTAACATATAACCTACTTACGGTCAAACCTTCAGGTAATACTGCTCGAGCTTGCTCTTTAGCAATTCCGTTTTCAACAGCCCATTCATAACACTCTTTAGCTCTATTAATAATACCGTGTTGTCTTCGTTGCCATTCAGTTAAAAGTTCAACCTTTTTTAGATCTAATTGAATATTTGGATCACTGTCAAATGATATACTATTTTGTCTATTCTTAGGATCTTGCAGTCGGCATTCTCTAAGCACAAAACTTAAATCCTGAGTGGGGTCTGCGTATCTTTGGCTAAATTCTTGGAAACTAAAGCTTCGATGTCTCAGGAACTGCCGTGCGATATCTCGTGTGGTTTCTACCTCAAGGCAAGCACTTACCATTTCAAATGGTGACCAATGCTTATGTTTAATAAGATACTCTAATAATTTTTCAGATGTTTTTTTGTTATTTTGATTGTCTGGGTTACTTACACGTGCACAATACGCGACTAACTCTTTAGCATCTGTTAAGTCAATATCAGCGTCTTTCGGTGGTTGTGAGTAACTAATTAATTTTGCTTTCATAGATTTTGGAAAAGTTCCTTTCTTTAACGAACTCGATCTTTGATCTAAATTTTCCATCTAGTAAGTCTCCTTTATGTGAAATAACAAAAACGTTTGATCCTTCTTCTAAGGATCCCAATATCTTCATAAGACTATCAATGCCGTCATGATCGAGTGACGAGTCAAAGGTCTCATCGAGAATAAGTAAATTCGTAGAGGCTGAATTCTTCATCCTAGCGATTTGTCGCCAAGTAAACAGAAGAGCCAGATCAATACGCTGTTTCTCACCCTCGGAAAACGAAGCATAATTAAATGTGTCTCTATATCTTGATTTTATTGATTCATTAAAGTTTTCATCTAGCTCGAATGATACAAAAAAGTCAAGTACACTTAAATATTTATTAACTAAATTATTCATTACTGGCAGGTATTCTTTAATGATTTTAGTTTTAATACCTGTGTCTTTTAGCATTTCTCCAGCAGCAGTGTTATAAGTTTGTTCTTCAATAAGAGTTAGTTTATTTTCTGCCCATGAGTCTCTAGCAATTTGTAAGTCTGATAGTTCTTTATTAGCTTTACCTAAGTCACCATCTTTACCGATTAAACCTTCAATATCATTTTGAAGTGTGGTGATTGATTTTTGCAATCTTTCAATAGTTATAGTATTCGAATGAATATCTTTTTGTTTTGTTGTGATTTCTTCTTGAATTGAGTTTAACTCATCAATCAAACTATTTACAGCTTGTGCTTCACTTGCTGCTTTACCTATTGCTGTTTGTAATTCTTTTGCTTTAGCTTTAGCTGCATCCATTTTAGTATTACGTAGATCATCATTGATTTCTTGTGAACATGTAGGGCATTCAGCATTTTCTTCATAAAACTTAGCATCTTTTACAACATCACCGATTTGTTGTTCAAACCTAAACTTATATTGCGATAAAGATTGTTTTTTGTCGTGTAGTTCTTTTAATGCGTTATTGTTTTTGTCTTGATGCTCTACAACATAATCAT